TGACCCAGCAGCAGATAATGGTATAAATGCAGGTTCTACTCAAAATATAACTATTGGTGATCAACCAGGGGGTGGCGTTTTTTTTGATGGTAAATTAGCTCAATTAAGAATTTACAGTTCTACTTTAGATTCTTCACAAGTTTTAACTAATTATAATGCTACTAAAGATTTATATCAAGGTGTAACGAGTTTAAAATTACATTTAGATGCAAACGAATATAGTGGTAGTGGAGATTGGCAAGACAGCGCTAATAATAATGATGGAGTAATAAATGGCGCAACATATACTAATGATAATAATTCTGATTATTTTGATTTTGATGGTAATGATAAAATTACTGTTGCAGGATCTGATTTAAATCCCGCTAACACAAGAGCTATAGAACTTTGGTTTAATGCAGACATTACATCTGGTGCGTCATCAAGGTATATGATTTCAAATTGGAGTGGTACTGGGAATAATTATGGGTATCATATTTATATATACAATAATACATTGATGGCTTTTATGTTGGATCAATCACAAAGTGCTTATTTTATTAATTTTCAAAGTGGAGGAACAGTAACAGCCGGTAAATGGCATCACGCAGTGTTAACCATAGGGCCTAACGCATCTGATAACAAATTATATTTAGACGGAGAATTAAAACAAACAGCTTCTTCTACATCTGGAACATTTCCAACAACAGTAGCACATAATGGTATTATAATTGGTGCATATGGGTCAAGTGGCTATTATGATGGTAAAATAGCACAAGTTAGAGCTTATAAAGGGACTTTGACGCAAGCCCAAATAAATACAAACTACAACGCTACAAAAGCATTGTATCAAAATCCAACTTTAAAGTTACATTTTGATGCATCAGATATAAATACAACTGCAAATACATGGACTGATAAAGTGTCTTCACTGGTTTTAACTAAAAGTGGTACCTCAAGTTATGATGCTGAATTAGGTGATTATTTAGATTTTGGTGGTGGATATTATGCTAATGATAGTTATACAGATAATTTTGAAGATAGTAGTGGAAATACAACTGTTGAGTTTTGGTATAACGCAGATGCTTTTTCAGGGTTGAATGCAATATTACAATTTAGAAATGGCGCTTCAGCAAGTAGATGGCATATAGGTTATTCAGGAACTACATTTCTTTCTTATTATTACGGATCTGGAGGAACAAATGCTAGCGAAGTATCAACTACAACGCTAGGTATATCAGCAAATAAATGGTATTATTTTTCAATAGTTAAAACCCCAACATCTATAAAATATTATATAGATGGTGTTTTAAAAGAAACAGATGCATCTTCAGTGGGAACAGGAGCACAATCACTTACGGGATTTAGAATAGGTGATGTAGCACACCTTTCAAGTTATGGAAGCGATGGGAAATTAGGTGATTTAAAAATATATCAAGGTGAAATGTCAGTTGCACAAATAACACAAAACTATTTAGCTACAAAAAATAATTATCCTAATGGTAATAATGCAACTTTAATAAATACTCCTACTTGGGGTACTTATAATTCAGGAGGTGTTACATATAATTATTTTGATTTAAATGGTTCAAATCATTATATGACTATACCTCATAATACAATATTTGATTTTGCTGAACCTACAACTATGGAATTATGGGTTAGTAGGGATTCAACCAATAGAGATTTTATTATTGATAAATCTCAAGGAAATGGATGGCAATTTGAATATAATGGTTCATCTTATGTTTTTCAATTAGAGACTTCAGGTGGGCTTTTAGATATACGTACTAGTGTTTCAGGTACTGGAAGTTGGGAGCATGTTGTAATCACTTTTAATGCAAGCTCACCCGAGGGAAAACTTTATTTAAATGGAGTTTTTAAAGATTCGGGCACCGCGGGTAGTGCTTCAACTAATACAAATAGTATAACTATTGGTAAATATTCATTAGCTTCTGGCTATGATTTTGATGGTAAAATAGGTATGATAAAATTTTACAATAAAACCTTTTCAGCAACAGAAGTTACCGCAGCTTATAATAATACAAAAGGAACATATGGTATTACATAAAATTTAATTAAATAATATGAAAAAAAAATTTAAAGATACTGCAGTTGGAAAGTTTTTATTAAACAAGATTCCAGCTGTAGTAGGATCAATAGCCAGTGGCACACCAGCCGGTGGTATTATAGAAGCTATAATAGGTAGTAGCGAAATGTCTGATGGTGATAAACAAATTGCCTTAGAAAAGCTAAAACTTGAAAGAGCCGAAATAGATGGGACAACAGAAAGATGGGTTGCGGATGCGAGCTCAGGAGCATGGCTTGCGGCTAATGTTCGTCCTTTAACATTAATATTTTTAACAGTAAGCTATGTAATTGGGTGGTACTTAGGTTATCCACTTGATTCAATAACCGGTTTATTAACAATAGTAATCGGAGGCTATTTCGGGTCACGAGGTGTAGAGAAAGTCTTTGGAAACAAAATGCACAAATAAAATGCAAGACTTAAGAATTTATGGTATAAGTTTAGGTGGTTTTACCTTTTCTATAATGCCAGATATAAATCCGCTGCTACAAACAGTAGTATTATTATTAACAATAGTATATACCGTAATAGGTATAAAAAACAAATTAAATAATAAATAAAATGCCTTTAAAATATTTTAATGAATCTGAATTCAATGATTTTAAAATGATGAATAAAAAACTTCTCAATATGTTAGATAACTTACGAGAAGTATATGGTTCATCAATAAAGATAACATCAAGTTATAGAAGTCCTGATCATCCAATAGAAGCAAAGAAAAAATCACCAGGTGAGCATGCATACGGCAATGCGGTTGATATTGCAAGTGTTGGAGGTGAAGCTACATTTAAATTAGTTAAAGCTGCTATGGAAGTTGGCTTTACAAGAATAGGTGTAAGTAGAAAAAATAATTTTGTCCACGTAGGCATTGGGTATCCTGGTGCTCCTGATATAACTCTTTGGACATATTAAATAAAATTAAATGAAATTAATAAGAAAAATATCAATTGGCCAAGATTATAAGAATGAAGCTATGCATTATTCTGTAGGCCAAGAAGTTTATGGTGGTCATAAAATATGTGATATATTTGAAAAAGATAACGGTTATCATATATATATAGAAAAAAATAATAATCAAATACCGTGGAAACACTTTAATACAAACATGGCTGTTTCCGTAGAATATAATTTAGATTATTAATGAAATCACTTTACAACTATATTATATATACTGATACTAGATACGATAACAAAAAGTATATAGATGGTAAAGAACTAATAATTAATTCTGAATTATCTGAAAGAGATTACAAGTTTGTTAATAGAATAGGCACAGTTAAAAGTGTACCTATAAATTATAAAACTAAAATAAAACCAGGTGATAAAGTAATTGTTCATCACAATGTATTTAGAAGATGGATTGATGTTAAGGGTAAAGAAAAAAATTCATCGTCATATATTGATGAAAATATTTATTCTGTTAGTGTTGATCAGGTATATGCATACAAAAACAATGGTAAATGGAAATGTCCCGATAGATATTGTTTTGTTAAACCATTACCACAAGATTTTAAATGGAGTGTTTTAAAAGAAAAAGAATTAGTTGGGGAGCTTATGTATAGCAATAAGCTTTTAAGTTCGTTAAACGTGTCCGTAGGCGATATAGTGGGCTTTACACCAGGTTCTGAATATGAATTTAATATTGAGAATCAAAAATTATACAGAATTTTATTAAATGATATAACAATTAACTATGGACGTAAAAAAAACAAGAGAGAGACTACTCAAAGCTGCTGAAAACTCTATAGAAGAGTTAATAAAAGTTATGAATAAAAAAATGGATCCAGAAGAACTAGATCCTGAAAAAGTAAAAATATCAGCATCAGCCTATAGATTAGCTATGGAAGACGCTATTGCTATGATGGCTAAAGTAGAAGAACTTAACAGTGTAGAAAAAGAAGATAATCCTAAAAAACAAGAATTCTTCGGTGTAGAAGGTCGTATTAAATAATGTATAATCAAACTTTATATAAGGTACACACCGAACATTTATTATCTAAATTAGTTAAAAATAATAATAGATATAAAAAATTCGAGTATGGTTATAACAAAGATTTAGATTGTGTTGTTATAAGTAAGGATGGTACAATAGGTGAGATATATGAAATACAAGGATTAAAAATTGCACTTCCTTCAATACCTAAAAAAATTAACGGTCAAGAACTAAAAAAAGAAGAACAAGTATTTATTCAAACACCTAAGCCTGCTACACTTAAAAAAATAAAAAGTATATATAGTTTTAAGTCATATAACGAAGATATAAAAGAAAAGTATTATGAATATATTAATAAGGAGTTTGATTTTCGTTCTGATGGTTACTGGTTCATGTGCAACGGTGAGCCATGTTACCTCACCGGCTCCCATTATATATACCTCAATTGGACAAAGATCGATGTGGGTTCACCCGATTTTAGACATGCAAACAGATTATTTTTTTATTTCTGGGAGGCATGCAAGGCGGATTATAGGTGTTATGGAATGTGCTACCTCAAGAACAGACGGTCTGGTTTCTCCTTTATGGCGAGTTCGGAAGTTGTCAACGTGGCAACTGTTACCAGAGACGCAAGATTTGGGATACTTTCAAAGACTGGAGGAGACGCGAAGAAGATGTTCACGGATAAGGTTGTCCCAATTTCCACGAACTACCCGTTCTTTTTTAAACCAATACAGGATGGTATGGAGAGGCCAAAGACAGAACTATCGTACAAGGTACCATCGAGAAGGCTCACAAGAAAGACAATACAATCAACCTCCGCGGGCACCGAAGAGAGTGATCAGGTGGGACTTGATACCACCATCGACTGGAAGAATACAGGTGACAATTCCTACGACGGGGAGAAATTACAGATCCTCGTCCATGATGAATCGGGCAAGTGGGAGAAGCCGGACAACATTCTCAATAACTGGAGGGTCACAAAGACGTGTCTCCGTCTCGGTTCGAAAATAGTTGGTAAATGTATGATGGGGTCTACGTCTAATTCACTAGATAAAGGCGGTAGTAATTTTAAAAAAATTTATAATGACTCAGATCTCACAAAGAAAAAACGAAATCGCAATGGGCAGACTGCTAGTGGACTATACGCTTTGTTCATACCTATGGAATGGAACTTCGAAGGATTCATTAACAAGTTTGGTTTTCCTGTCTTCGACACTCCGGAAACTCCGGCTGAAGGAATTGACGGGGAACTTATCTACAACGGAGTTATCGATCATTGGGAGAATGAAGCAGATGGGCTCAAAGATAATGCCGATGCTTTAAACGAATATTATAGGCAGTTTCCTAGAACTGAGAAACATGCGTTTAGAGATGAAACAAAAGAATCTATATTTAATTTATCAAAAATATATGAACAGATAGATTTTAATGAAGAAATGGTTGCATCAGGATATGTAACAACAGGTTCTTTTCAATGGAAAAACGGTGTTAAGGATACTCAGGTGCAGTTTTATCCTAATCCTAACGGAAGATTTAAAATATCTTGGGTACTTCCAACAGATATGCAAAATAATATAGAAGTTAAAAATGGTATTAAATATCCAGGCAATAAAGCTTTTGGTGCTTTTGGATGTGATAGTTATGATATAAGTGGAACAACAGATGGTGGTGGATCAAATGGATCATTACACGGGTTAACAAGTTTTTCTTTATCACCAGATGTTCCTAAATCACAATTCTTTTTAGAATATATTGCAAGACCTCAAACAGCTGAAATATTTTTTGAAGATGTATTAATGGCAATAATATTCTATGGTATGCCAATTCTTGCAGAAAATAATAAACCAAGATTATTATATCATTTAAAAAGAAGAGGTTATAGAGGATTTTCTATGAACCGTCCAGATAAAGCTAGAAATAAATTATCTGTAACAGAAAAAGAATTAGGTGGTATACCTAATTCATCAGAAGATATAAGACAAGCGCATGCATCTGCAATAGAATCCTATATAGAAGAAAATGTAGGTATAACAAATGAGGAGCATGGTAGAATGTATTTTCAAAGAACACTTGAAGATTGGTCTAAGTTTAATATAAACAATAGAACAAAGTTTGATGCTTCAATAAGTAGTGGTTTAGCTATAATGGCTTGCCAAAGACATTTATATGCTCCAAGAGCAGAAAGACAAACAAAAAAAATAGATTTTGGATTTTCAAAATATAATAATTCAGGATTAAAAAGTAAAATATTATAACAAATGGCAGAAGTCACAGGATATGTAACTCAATTTCCCAGCCAGTCGGTTGATGATGCAACAAAAGCAAGTAAAAAATACGGATTGGAAGTGGCAAGAGGCATACAAAATGAATGGTTTAGAAAAAGTGCAGGCACAGGACGGTTTCTTCAAAATCAACGAGAATTTCATAGGCTAAAATTATACGCTAGAGGTGAACAATCAATACAAAAATATAAAGATGAATTTTCTATAAACGGTGATTTATCATATTTAAATCTTGATTGGAAGCCTGTACCTATAATACCTAAGTTTGTTGATATAGTTGTAAACGGTATGCAAGATAGGTTATTTTCAATTAAAGCATTTGCACAAGATCCAACATCAACTAAAGAAAGAACTAATTTTGTAGAAGGAGTACAAGAAGATATTTTAGCAAAAGAATTTATTGGTGAAATAGAACAAAAATTAGGTATAGATGTTGCAAATGTAAAAGGGGATGATATTCCTCAGTCAAAAGAAGAACTAGAATTGTATATGCAAATAGGATATAAACCTTCTATTGAAATTGCACACGAGCAAGCTATTGACAATGTATTTAAACGAAATAACTATCACGAATTAAAAAAACGATTAGATTATGACCAAACTGTTTTGGGTATATCTTGTGCTAAGCATACTTTTAATAATACTGA